GTCGCGAAATACCCACGAAATAAAATGCTGTAAAGTACCTATAAAATAAGGATTATCTAGCTGTTCGCAACGCACTCTGTAAACTCCTTGTAAACTTTCTAGTGAACTCTCTTTGAACGAACCGAGTTAGTAATTCAAACACAGGAAAAGATTTTCTATAAGAAACATTTCTCTGTTCAAAACCAGCAAGCAGTTTTAATTTATTATTGGGTAGTCTCTCCCATAAACCTTGTGTGCCTTTGATGTTTGCAATAAATCTATTCTTCTTTTTCTTTGCTGATCTTATTCTGGAATATCCTTTACCAAAGTTGCCATAGGCATCTAGTAATTTTTTCGATGCAGATACAGGATAAGGTTTTCCTGTTTGTCTATTTCTTGTTGTACCATCAATGATGTGCTTGAGGTATTTACCTTGCACATCTTTGGCAAATACACTTGATGTTAATGTTTGCTTAGTAGCTTTCATAAATGCAAATGCTCGTTTAGTAAATGGATTAGGTCTATCAATAAATTTGTTTGATGCTTTGTTAATAAACTTAGCACCATCTTTAGCTGTGAATGTTAATGCTCTTGCAGTTGCAAAAGGTATTTGTTTTCTTTGAATATTGCTCAATCCCTTAGTCACTTCTTTAATATTATTTTTTACGGATATCTGCATTACTCTCCCTGTATTCTTCTTTCAAACTCTATGAGGTAATTCATGTACCATTGAGCTTTTAATAAATCTTCTAGGTAATTCTTTTTCTCATATCTAAATAGATACTTACATATATTACCTTTTAAATATCCCCTGAACTGGTCAGTAGATAATTGATGTTCTATAGACTCTATAGTCTCGACACCTTTGCCTATCGTGTAATGTGCTGGATTGTTTACGTTATCAACCATTAAATAAGTCTCCTTGATCTTTGTTATTTTGTTTATGTTCTTCATAATGTTTATAACAAAATAAAAAGCCTTGTATAGCTGGAAATTTATCTGGAGTCCAAACAGATGCCCATTTACCACAGACAAAACACCTTTGCCATCTGTCTCTTTCATGGGGTGTGAACTCTAAGAATTTTTTAAGAGCTAATACTTTATTAATGGATAGTCCTAGTTTCTGTTGTTTCTTGTTCATTACTTAAAGAATATTGAAGGAATTTACAAAATGATACAGCATTCTTTTCTGTCTGGAAAGTGTGGTATCTCACAACTACATCATATCCATTTTTATTCTTATGTAGATCAATCGTCATGTGTGGATGATCATCTAACCACTCTAATATCTTATCTTTCATAGATGTAAATTATCAGATTTAATTATTTGTACCTAGGAAAAGATTTGTTCTTTTGAAAGTATTGATAAGCAAATTGCCAATTTCTTCCATACTCAACACGACAAAAATCTTCTATAGATTGATCAGTGGATTGGTTGATGTTTTTTATAAATTTATAAAGCCAGCTCATGCCAGCTTTATATATAATTTTTTATGTTTAGATTATGCTATTTCGATATAGCAGTTATGCTTCTAATTGTTTCATCCAGTCTGGCTTTGGTAGTAAGCCTTTTTCAACTGCTTGAAAATATGTAGCTTGAATTGTTTTTAAAGCAGTCAAACAACCATTAAGATAAAAGAAGTGTCTAATAAATGTAGTACCATATTGATTAGTCACATAATGTGCATCACAGCTAACATCCATATAACCAAACATCTCAACTAAATCTAAACCTTGGGCAATTTTACTTTCTGTGTTGTCAAGTTTCTGTTTTATATTATTAAGAACTCTATCATGAAATTCCTGCTCTTTGTTTTGTTGTGGTGGCAAAATTGGATAATCTTTAATTTGGTTTCTTAACTCTAACAAATTAAAAATCTCTTTTGAATTATATCCCTTCATATCTAAATATTCTTTATCTTCAATCTTTATGTGATGTAAAGACATTGGGATGTCATAAGTATAAACCATTTCTTGTTTTGATTTATTTTTTACTGCACCAGACCAATTTTCAACTAACTTACAAGACTTAGATAATTTTTCTTTGTTATCTTTTTTATCTCTACAAAATTGATCAAACTTATCGTGGTTTAAATCTCTCCAAACATTTGCTGAATATTTATCATACATATAACTAACATATCCAAGAACATCCTTTTGTTGTTGCTTTGAAGTAAAGTAGCCATCTGATGACAAAATTTTAATTAAAGTATTTTTATAGTCATATTGAAAATCTTCATAACTACATTCTGCTTTAGCCTGCTCTATGTTTACAGTTTTCATGCCAATTTTTTTTGCAACTTCTGGCATAAAATATTCTGCTCTATAAGTAATGATAAACCATCCAGTGTTTTTGTTTTCTCTTTTACTCCACTGCTTAAATAGTTTGTGTACTCTGAAAGAGTTATCGGTTCTTTCATTATGATAATTAAGAGCATCTAAACGAGTTTCAAACTGGTTCACTTTTACTCTATGAGTTTTTATATTATAAATTCTGTGTTCCCAGCCATCAGCATTTTTAGAAAGTGTATAAGTTTTATATGACATTTTAAGTTCTCCTATATTTTTGTTCATACCTAAAATTACTAAATTATGAACATTATTGCAAGGATTATTATGAACAAAATAATGGTTGTATATCAACACTTTTTTGAATGATATTTGCATATCTCTCTAATAATCGCTGATTTACAAGGCAGGCTGTCTTAGGTTGGGTGTCTCCCTTACCAATGAATTGTCGGCTGGGGATATTGTTCATTAATAGACATTCAATGATTTTAATAGGTTGTAGCCAAATGAACCTATCCCCTGTAAAGAATACCCAATAATCTGCTTTAGTCACTAATAAAGCTGAAGGTTGATTAAACATAAATAACTCTACTAAAATATTTCCTGTCTCTTGCGATTTCTCATCACATTTTACTTCAATCTTTTTTTCTATCTCAGGAATAAAAATATCATAGAATTTAAATTTGTTCTCAATAAGAGTTGCAGAGGGAAATATTAAACGTATTTGTTTAAGTACATACAGCTCAATTTTTTTTCCTCTATCTAGGTCTCTTTTAAAGGTGTTGTCCAAATTCTTCCTTTAACTGATCGAACTCACCACTACTCATGTTAAACAATGGTCTGCCTTGCTTCATAGCCATTTGCCAGCGACTTCTTCTAATTTGAGTTTTACCAACCTCTTCATTTTGCATTTTTAATTCTGGAGTTTGAACTTCATTGTATTTTTCGTTTTCAATATATCTCTCCAATGCAACAGCATATTGACCTTGTTGAGTACAATACTCAGGGTAAGTTTTTATTATTAATTTTTGGGTATCTTCATTTAACTTTTTAAATTTAGATAATGATTTGGGTTTTGAAGATCGTTGTCTAACGTTTACAACCAACGACTTCCAGAACTCATCGAACATAGTATTAATTAAAGAATTAGAATTAGAATTAGAATTAGAGAAAACTTTGCATGTTTTATCATTCTGCTCTTCATCTGCATCGCTTGTGCTTTGTTTCTGCTCTCGTTCTGCTTTCTTTAAAGACCAGCCTTTTCTTGCCGACTCTGATTTTTTAATAATATCTTCGTACTGGTTTCTAAGATGTTTAGAATAAAATAATTCTCCATCCTTCTTAAAGAATAAAGATAATACTTTGTTCACATCCTGCTCATCGGCATCCTTGCAGATATCTCTAATATAATCTTCTGCTAGTCCACCTTCATGTATCTCAAACCATAAATGGTCTTGTATTGTCCAGAAAATGCCTCTCTGAGTAAAATTTAGCCTTTGGGTGGCTAACATCATCTCAGCTGGATATCTCTTGTACCAAGGCTTCTCAGAATGGTTTTTTTTATCATTGTTCATAAAATAATGCTCTCTTAACTCCAGTTTTTTTTCTTAGATTTGTTCTCTTCATTAATTGATCAATCAAGTACGCCACTCTTGACCTAGTTTTTACTCCTAAATGATCAGCAATTTCTTGATAAGTCGGACTCACATTTTTTTCTTTAATGTAAGAAGAAATGAACTGATTAGCTTGTTCCATCTTAGGAGACAGCGATATTTGATTTGTTTCCATGAACAAATGTATACAGGTTTTTTTTGTATTTAAAAACATTTTTCTTGTATCAATGTGAATAATGTTTAAATTATTTTCTATGAACTAAAGTTCATATTCGGTGCAGAGGGGTTTTTTTAACAACAATGTATATATAGCAAAAAATCCTCCTTTTTAACTATAGGTCGATCCCTCTGCATCAACAAAACGGAGACAAAAATGGAACTAACAAATAAGCATAATCTACCCAGTGTATTGATGAAGGTTGTTAATCAACATCAATATTCAAAAGGTAAAGCAAATTATTCAGTATCAGATATTGGTATTGGAGAACCACCTAAAAAAGTAATTTTATCGAGACTCAATTCAGACAAAATTTCTAGAGATATCATTGATCAGTTTTACGCAATTTATGGGACTGTCTTACATTACATTTTTGAGCAGGCTGATGATGAAGCTACTCTGAAAGAAACAAGATTATACAAAGATATTTTTGTCGGTAAGGAAAAAAGAATACTGGGTGGAATGATTGATTGTATGCGTAAGGTTGCCAGCTTTGAAGGTGAGGATGCTTTTGGAATTTTAGATTACAAAACAACTTCAGCATTTAAATATACAAATAAGTTAAGTTGGAAATCTTTTATTCGTGATCATACCATTAAACAAAATATTTATAGACTATTAGCTCAAGAGAATGGCTACAATGTCATTGAACTCAAGTTATTAGTTTTATTTAGAGATTGGGTTGCTGGATATTATAAAAACAAAAAAGGTTATCCAGCTCCAATAATGGAAGTAAAATTAGAAATACTTCCTGATGCTTTAGTCAAACGATGGATAAATATAAAAGTAAAAGATTTGATTAAAGCAGAAACGATTTTGCCTGATTGTTCATCGAAACAAGTCTGGCAGGATCATCAAGGAATTTGGAAGAGGTGCATTCATTATTGTCCTGCTTCCGAGTTCTGTTTCCAATATCAAACTTATAAAAAAGAGATAGAGGAAAAATTAGAAACAAAACCAAAAAGGAAAAGGAAAAATGCAACAGCAAAATAATAATTATAATAACAATAATAATAATGGTGGGGGGAGCAACAAACCAAACTTTGAATTAAAATATACACATCCCTATCGTACAAATGAAAAAACTGGGAAACCCATGAGAATGAAACATGGCTCAGTTTGGATTAAAGACAAAAGTGGAAACATAGTTGATCCCAATGATTTTCCATTTACGATTTATATTTCTTGCAATGATGGAGCAAAATATAATGTCTATGCTCCGTATGATGAAACTCGCATGGCTCAAAATCAAATGAACCAAGCACAAAGAAATCAGAGTCCACAGCCCTATCAACAATCACCGCAACAGCAGGGAAACCAACAGCAAAACTTTGGTCAGCAAAATAATTTTCCAGATGGAAATTATGAACCTGTCACAAATCCTTATGATGATCACTCCCATGGGAGATAAAGATAGTATAAAGACATAAATGATTTATAATTTTACACGAATATAAAATGCTTCTTAGTTAGGTTATTTTTTATTTTTGTTCTCTTAGGGGGTTGGTCTCATGGCTTACCCCCTTTTTTTTTATAGTCCTTTGGTGTACCAAGTGTCCAAAAGTTGGAACACCCTATTATTCTCTTTGTTTTTCAATGCTTTTTTACCCTAAAAAAAAAATAAAATAAATGTTCTTATTTGTTTGACATTGTGAACATTTTCAAATATAAAATATATATAAACAAAAACTAACAAGGAGAACAAAAAAATGAGAGATACAAAAATTAAACAAAATGGTGGCAACGGAAGATATATGGTTTTTTTACTACAACTAGACGTAGTACATGGTGACCTTATCGAGACTGTTATTGATATGAAGGATTTCAAACAAAAGAGCAGAGCAGAAAATTATAAAAGAAAATTAGACTCTGAAATTACTTATGACAGAAATGTTCAAATGGAAATCCAATCAACTATAGAAAATTCAAAGGTGGCTCTTTAAGAGCCATCTCTTTAAAGGAGAACAAAAGATGAAAACTACAAAAATAAATACAGGTATATATGAGATATTTTATAATGGTCACAAATTTCAAATAGACAAAATACAAACAATGTTTGGTTGGGAGTGGCAGATTTGTGAAAACATACTTAATCAACCACTTAATATTTCAAGTAATATTATTGAACCTTTAGTGACTGAGCCTTTTGAAACACAAGAAGTATTGGACATTTATCCAACTTTAAAAAGTGCAAAAGAAAGTATCATTAGAGGTTATGCGAACAAAGAACAGGGGGATTTTTAAAATGCTTAATTTAGCACTAACTACATTTGCACACATAATTATGATTGCAGGTTTCTTATGGGCAATCAGAGAAATAATTAACATATTTGTTAAGGGGGAATAATGACTTGGACTATGCACTTTGGATATCTGGATGACAAAGATATTCTTGATACTACGATCTTTGTAAAAGAGAACGATAGAAGCTATCTAGCCATAGCAATCTTTCAAGGCAAAATGAAATCGGTCTTTAAAAAGGATAAGGATAAATTATATAAACGATTATCTAATCCAATGACCATGACATCAAGCTGGGTTAAAAATTTTATTTCTTCTAACACAGTATTAAAAAGGTTTGACCAGAATGCTCAGACCAGAGAACTAGGTGAATATTTAAAGGAGTTTAGTAATGAATAATAAATCACATAACCACACAGTAGGCAGTCAGCACCATGTTGATCTATTAGCTGAATACGTCCAGCAGTCATCTCATGGTAAACTCTGCATCGTCAATGCTTATAAAGATTATAGTAATTGCAGGATTAAATTTACTTATAGCACCGATTTAGAATGGGAAGCTATAAAAGATGGTATCAGATTATATGAGTCTGATTTGCTAAAATCTAGGAGTCAAACCATCTTATAACAGTTTTGGGGGGTATTTTTTAATGTTCAGTTCTCCTATATCCCCCCAAAAGCCTTATTTTTCAACGTAAAAAAAATTAAAAAAAAGTTCTTAAATAATTTGTAATTGTGAACATTTTCATGTATAAAATAATTATGAACATTAATAAAACTAACAAGGAGAACAAAATGAACAAAGAACTAAACATCGTAGATTTAATCGCATTAGCAACTCACAAGCCAGAATTATTTGAGGATAAAGAGCAGTTGCAATTAATACTAAATGTAAAACAAAACATTATAAATGTTTGGGTTGATGATTTTAAAAAGGAGCAGGCGTAAGCCTGTTCCAACAAGGGAGAACAAAATGCAAAAATATCATTTCTTATTTGAAGTAGTAAACGAGCATAACCATAACAGAGTTGGAAAAGACTTTGGTTTAGGTCGTAAGGGTATCGTGGGTATTTGGGAAACTAATCATGCTGATGCACATTTCAAAGCAGTAAAATATTATGCTTGGGTTTCTAAGTGTAAAAGATATCAGTGGGTAGTACATCCATTAGATAGTAATACCTTACATTGTGTAAATGCACCAAATGGCGATCATTGGAATTTTAGCTTGGAGCTTGATTGTGTGCCTTTTCAAAGAGCATATTTAAAACAATATTTACCAAAGGAGCAGGCATAAGCCTGCTTCTCCTATGTCAGTCACCAAGCTATCAACAAAAGATTTTAATATTGAAAAATGTTCAAGGTGCAAAAGAAAATTTACTAGAGCTATGATGCTAGAATATATGCCACAAAATTATAGATGCATTCGCTGTTATAATGGGGGTAGTTTTGATCCCTATTTGATTAAGACTAAAAAAATTTTAAAAAGGAGCAAATAATGAAAAAAATACTTATCGCATTTCTATTAATATCTAATTGTACTTATAAGCCAGTGGTTGATACTGCTGGCAGGTCTGGAACTTTTCCTGAGTCACAATCTGATAATGTCACTAATGATATTATTTTATGTCGAGAATTAGCTTTAGAGCATATGAATAAAACAAGAGAGGGGTTTGCCTATGTCTATAATTATTATTTAAGAATAGGCACTTTATTTTTAACCCCTAAAATGGACTACGAATATAAACAGATACAACAGAACTGTTTACAAAATCGTGGTCATTCTCTCTTGAAATAGTGTTTAATGTAAAATGTAATGATGGAGCAATACTACCAATATAATTATAACTGATATTTGCACCCATGATTTTAAGTTTGTGAAAGCATCAAACCATTCTTTTAATTTACCTAACATAGTTGACTCCTTTGTTATTTATCTGAATTAGTTTTTTTGAGTTTGTCAAAACTTCTAATCCCAGCCATGCCTAACATAGCCATAACCAAAGGCATTAAAACAGTCATATCTAAACTTGGCAAGGGTAAAGTTTCAACTTTAAAAACAGCTAAAAAGAAAACAATAAACTGCTTTAAAACAAATTCCCACATTATCGCTAGACTACAACTAATACCAATTAATGGTCTCCACATTCTTTGTAGTGTTCCACCAATCCCTGTAGCTGTAGATTTAGCATCAGCTAAATTTATATCCATTTGTTTTAGTTTTAATTGGTTCTCTAACTCTTGTAGTTTTATCTTCGCTTGAGCTTTCTCTTCATCGCTTGTATGTAATTCATCTACGATTTTTCCAACACTACCAACTAAACCACCACTTAATATTTTTTCTAACATTAGATATCTTTCATCCTAGATGATAATTCGATAATTCTATTTTTAACTCCCTTAAAAGTAGAACGATATAAATTAGAGTCTAAAAGCTCTTCAGCACACAAAACATAATCTTGGTTTTCTAGTGCCTTCTGAGTATTTTTAAATTTAGCTAAGGTTGGATATCCCAGCCAAAACGAAAGATGACAAACTATTTCCCATGCTTCAGGTTCAATAGAAGATGGATTAATAAATTTTTTTGCCTCATTCATAGCAATAGACAAATCTTTCTCAAAGAGAACCATGACCTCTGCATTGGTCAAAGGCTTTTGTCTATTTAAAAGGTGAGACTCAGTTGGAAGAATAAGATGTCCGACTCCAACTGTATATCTAGGTTTTCCATCAATTTTAATACTTTCTTTATCAGCCGAACAAATATAGGGGGTATATTCAATTGATTCAAACCTTATAATATCCTTTTTTAATCTTTCTAAGTTCATACTAAAACCTCATTTAAAATTTTCGTTATTCTAGTATTATCCTTATACATTATCAACTCGCACATTTTATTATCATATACATATAAAAAACAAACATTTAATCGTTTTTGTTCTTCATTTGCTGATCGTCTAATAGTTGTTCCTTTTTGAAAATTGGTTTGTCTGATACTGGCAGTTTTAACATCGACTAATAATATTTCACCATCTTCTGGATTGATGGCAATTAAATCAACAGGACTCTGTACGGATTTTTTAGAATAAACAATATAGCCAGCTTTGGTTAAATAATACTCAGCAATTAATTCAGAGCTTACACCCTTTTGTTGTTTTTCATCCATAAGCAAATATTCGTCATTTACCCTGTCTATTATACTTCTTATAGCTCCTTCTTCTATGCTTATTCATAGATGACATTTTCACATTACCTCTGCCGATAGAGGTGCGTTTAGGTTTAGGTTCATAGACTGAATTTGTGACTTGTGATTTTTTAGCCAAGTAAGTCTCTAACTAAGATAATTAAATTAGATAAAACTAAAATACCAACAGACCATAAAACATAATTAATTTTTTTGATATCAGCCTCAATATGTTTTAAATGATTATTTTTAATAATTTCAATATCTTTTTGTATTAAAGATACTTCTTTATCTAACTTATTAATCTTGTCTGCTTGCCTTGGCATTATGTACCTCGTTTAATTTTGCGTCTATAGATATTTTATTAAGTTCATTTAACTTTGTTGTCAAATACATATTTTTCTCTTCAGGATCAGTAGCAATAAGCAATTTTTTAGTAATGTGCATATTATATTTATTAAGATCAGTAATCTCTTGATCTTTATCTTTTAGGTCTTTTCTGAGTTTTCTATTATCGGATTTAAGGTCTTTATTGAGTTGTCTGTGTTTGTTTAGCTCTTCTTGTATTTCATTAAGATTAGTCATGATTTATTTTATCCCTGCCAATGGATTTGATAAAGACTTTTTTATCTTGTCATCTATCTCTTTTTCGAGGATTTTGAAGTCCTCAGATATCTCTCTTTCATTAGCCTTAACTCTGTCCTCAATATCATTAACTACCTTGTCTATGGCTCTTATATCGGCTTTCATGGTCTTAATATCGTCTCTAAGGTCATTTTTTAGGCTTTGTGCCACATCATTAACCAAACTAACTTCCTCTAATACCATTGATACCTCGGATTTAAGAACTGCAATCTGTTCCTCAATATGGCTTAAATCTGGTGCAGTATATCCTTCTATCTTGGCTTTCATATCCAAGTAGTCATCATAGAATTTGTAGCCTGTCCAACCACCACCAATAATTGCACCCATTAAAGATAAGATGATAAAGAACTTACCACCTTTAAACTTCATTCCTTGATATTCTACTTCCATTGTAAATCCACTAATTCATTGTGTCCTAAATCATTATTCATAAACAAATTATACATCAAAATATTATTATCAATTATTTCACCATCTGGCAAAGTTCTATTATCAAAAAATCCTTGTATCTGTGGTAGCTGAGGTTGTTCAAAGAAACTTTTACTATCAGCTAATACTTGCATTACAACCAAAGTCTTTGTTTGATTGTTGGCATCATATTTACCTTTATCACCCATTTTCTTGACTATCTTGTTGGCTTTTTCTTGTTTGGTTTCTTTTACTTCTTCTTTGGGTTCTTCTTTTGTTTCTTCAACAGGCTCATCTACTTTTGCAATTTCAACTTCTTCTACAGTTTCTTCTATTTTAATTTCTTCAATGACAGGTTCTTCCAACTCAGCTTCAATAGTTTCATAAGACATTTCTGTTTGTTCAGGTTCTGATGGCTCAAACATAATAAAATCATCTTGTTTAGATATATCATTGAATTTAAATACATCTTCAGCGACATCAATTAATTCTGGTTGGTCTAGGTTTAAAGCAATAAAAGTTTCTATCTTTGTAATTTCTTGAGTAATGATTGTTTCAATAACATTATATAAAACATTAATAGTCACATCATCAAATAGAACTCCCACTGCTAGATTAATATCTCTACCCCCTACTTCAATAATGAGATTAGTTATCTTTCCTGAAAAATCAAAATTGCCTTGATATTGTTGATATCCACTATTAACACCTGAAGCTGATAAAACATCAGTACCATTAAAGACTTCCGTATTTCCATTTCTACCAATGACTTTCATATAAACACTATCTTGTTCATCTTGTTTATCTACTTTGATTGTATATTCAGTAGTGCCACCATAATTAATATCTAGTTCTGAAATATCTACTTGCTGATAAAAGGTGGTTAAATTACTGTCTGTAATCTCAGCACATTTATCTGTGCCTAATTCATTACAATAACTACCAGAAGGTATTGAGGCACTACCCTGTCCACCCCAATCAATATCCATATCACCCTCTTTAGATGTAGGAACAAATCCATTACTGCCATCTAATATATCTCCGCTATCTTCATTCGTGACTGTAGTTGTTGTTGTAGTGGTTGTAGTAGTTTCGGTTATATAGATCCCTGTACTATCAGTTTCTTCTTCAATGACTTTTTCTTCAGTAATTATATCTGTCACTAAGGGAGTACATAAACCTATAGTGTCAGTAGAACAATCTTCAGCTTTAGAATATGAGAAGCAAACCAAGAGCCATAAGACCAAAATTTTTAAGACCATCTATATCTCCTTCTTTTGTTTCTTGTTTAATTGGTTTTGGTTTAATTAAAGCAGTGCTACCTTGCGGAACTTTATCTGGATTTTGTTCCCATTGTTTTAAGGCATCTTCGCCTATATCAGACATATATGGACAAGGTGTTCCAGACATAATCATGGCATCAAAAACTCTTGCGTCTTGGCATAGAATAGAAACACCTGCAACTTTCATTCCCATTGAGTAAAGACTTCTAGCTAGTTTAATTCTTTCGCAGTTCATATCTGTAATAGTGACACCTGTACTAAATCCAATAACGTTTGATTGAATTGCACCAGATACACCAGATTTACAAATATCACTATTAACTATATTGATAGCAGGTGAATTAGCAGTAGGGGGTGTATTATTAACGACAGTAGAACTAACTGTATTCGTTTCAGCTTTAATATCTGTGAATGTTGCTACAAGAGTAAATAGAAACAAAATTGATATTAATAGTTTCATTATCTCGCAGTAACAGGAACTCCAGAACTAGTCACAAATGGGTTTTCAGCAAATGCCATGTAAACATAATTATTTGAAGAACTTGCATTAGTTGCATTTGCAGTTCCTCTTAATTTAAAACCATTAGATAAAAAATCTCTTTCTGCGTGATGTTCTGCATCTGCATATTCTCTATCAGTTGCATTTGGTGATAATTGTTTACCTGCTGGATTAAATGTATCTCTTGCACTATCCATAACAGTCCATTCAACAGTTCTATCAATTGCCTTAATTAAAACCCAAGCAGGTCTAAATCCTGTATAAACAAATGTTCCGTCTGTACTTCCATTACCTGTATAAGAGCCAAATTTAGAGTATCCTTCTATTTCTGCGAAACAGTAGGCAATTATATTATCACTATTTCCGTTAACCGAGTTATCTACTCCTACACTAAAAACAGATGAAGTTGGGTCTGTTTCATTCCAATATAAACTCCAAAAATTATATGAACTAGTAGGTATTTCTGCATTAGTGTCTTGAAGAAATAATGCTTTAGAGTCACTTAAATTATTATTGTAAACTGTCCAATTATCAGAATCAGACCTATTTTTTACTATTACGATTTTTGGTGCTTTGCCTAATCCATGACCAACAGTAGCATTACTTCCTGTTCCTGTATAAGTCACAACACTAAATCCTGCGGTAGTATTCGCTTGAACTGTAGATGTAATTGAGCCATCAGTATTAGATGAGGTAGTACCACCATTGGCTTTCCACTGCCAAGCGACATAATCAACATCTCTATCAGGTTGATTTACAGATGCACCATTACCGATGGAAAAACCATCTGTATTAAAAGAGGTGACTGCACTTGAAGATGTATATTCAGCTTCGCTAAGGTTTGATGCAAGACCTTTTGTTACACCTCTTGTACTATCAAATAGTACATGTGAGTGTGCTACTGTATCATTTCTTTGTTTAATCCATACCCAATCAGGTTGAAAATCACCTGCACTAGCATCATTAGTTATTGTTTGTGAACTACTTCTATTTCCTGTGTAGAGTTGTGTATGGAAATAAGCACTCCCATCATCAATCGTAGGGGATAATTCAGTTGCTAGGTTTTGAGTACATAGTGCAAGATAGCCAGAGGGTGGTGCGTATTCAAAGTTTCCATATCCGTTTCCGTCACTGTTGCCAGATGTGATTGAGAAAGCAGGATTACCAAAGTTAAATGCTACTGTTGAAGAATTAGAACTATTAATATCACTAGCTGAAGCAAAATATTCACCTAACAATGTTGAACTTGGTGCAGTGATAGAAAAACCACCTGTATTTGTTTCTGGATTAGCTGAATTTTGCCAAGTTCCATTCTTGCTAAAATATAATTTATTATTATCTAAGTCTATTCCAACACCTAAGATATCAGACGTACCTAAAGAATTACCATAACTAGTTTCAACAGTATTTTCTCTAATAGCACCACTAGTAAATTTATAGCCATAATCATTTGATTTATTCCCTACTTCCTGCTCTGTTCCTGTTCCTGTAGTTGAAACAATACCTACAAATAAATTACCTGATAGGTTTGATGCTTTTGCTTCAAAATACCATTTACCAGAAGATATTCCCATAGTGCTTCTTGGATAGCCATAGCCTGAACCTGCGGTGACCATTTTACAATTACCCTCACTAAAGGTTGAGTTTGCCCAATAATTATCATTAGGATTTAAAGTACAAAAGTTATTAGTAGGTGTATCTGTTGTTTGGTCAGTGGCACTTAAATTGCTAGGGGTGAACGAATTTGAATTAGGTGAACTATCAGCACCAAGACTACCACTATCTGAGAAGTTTAGTTTAAACCCATTTGTGCCATAGCTACCATCATATTCTTTGACCTTCCATATACCACTATCACTGTCAAATTCTCCAAAGTCAGTAGGGGATTTAGCAGTTCCGTCTATTAAGTATACCTCTGCCATATAGCCATCAAAATCTCCTGTGTTATCATTACCTTGTAATCCAATACTGTGTTCATTAGTATGATTTACAAGGGTATCAGTATTTTGAGTTAATGAAAAATTTGCGAAAGTATGGCTAGTATCATTTGTTTGTTGAATTCCGTTTACATAAAATTTTAATCTATTTGCATCTGCTCTTAATGGTGATGAAGCATCACTAGCAGTGAGGTCAACAGAAACAAGTATATGATACCAAGCACTTACATCCCTAAAAATAGCTGTTGATACTTGTCCTACTGCACTTCCACTACCTCTGCCATAATCAACACCACTTGCACGAAAATATACTCTTAAGGTATTATCTGTTTCAAAATAAAGCATAGTCCTATTTGAGTCGCTAGTACCTGCAACAAAGAATTTTTGTTGTGTTCCAAGAGTTGACCTCTTTACCCAACCACTCCAAGTCCAAGTTTTTCTATTACTACTAGAGCTAGGTGTTCTACTTAAATGTGCACTATCATCATCATTAAATCTTAGGGAATTATCTATTGCATATCCACCTGCGACTGCACCATTCCCACCTAGAATAGGAAATGTCATTTATATCTCCTCTGGGAAACTTGCTAATGGTCTTGATGATGTATTTGTATCTTTGTCATACACCCAAGTGAATAAAGTTTTTAAAGCATCAACATCAGAACAAGCGTTAATTTGTGTTTCCATTTCATTTGATTTTGCTCTTACATTTGTTCTGTAAGTTGCAACATTACTTGGAACATTATAATCAGATACTTCAGTTGCTTTGACTACATGCCAATCAGTAGGGGATAGAAGTCCACTTGCTTGTGCTTTAATTTTTTTTATTTCTAATCCTTTTAATCCGTATGATTTAATATCACCGACTGCTTTGTCACTAGGAATTTCATCACCATCTTCAAAAAGAATATCTGCTATAGGTTTAGCAGTTGCAGTGCCATAGCTTCCTGTGACAGTACCACTAGAATAGGCATAACTAACATTAGTATTGATATAGTAAGCTTCATCTTTTTGATTAGTTGCGTCCATGACGACTTCATATATGCCAATCGCTTCCCTCTCAGCGTTTGACCATAATGAAAAAATTGTTTTAGGATATTGATTATCACCAATGGTTATTCCTTTATTAGAATTTACTATTTTGACGAATTTTCCGTTTTCTACTAATGCAAACATTATCCGATATTTAAAGACCTTCCTACTTCTAATAAGTTAGTTCCGTCAGACTTAAAGATGATTATATCTTTAGCTGAAGCAGTTGTTGTTAGTGTGGGTGCGGTTGCACCTGTAAATTTATATGCTGAGTTGAATGTTAAAGTTCTAGAACCTGTACCATCTTGAATAATAGCTAGAGAATAAAATGCTCCTGCTTGTTGATTGGTTGGTGCGTTTAAAGTTCTATTTCCTGCAAGAGTGACTTTGGCTACTTGTTGTGTAGATAAATTCCAATCTATTGTTGCTCCGTCTGTTAATGTTTGCTCTGCAAAATATCCTTTCTTAGCAAAAAGAATATTAGCGTCTGATAGTGTTAAGACTGTTCCTGTAGCTGATGTAGATAATCCTGTAATTGTGACTGAACTGTCTAACCAATCAACTGTGTTAGCTGAATAATTAATAGTGGCTAGTGATATATTATCTGAGCCATCATAAAATTTTAAAGTTGGGTTTGTTGCATTAGTTGTATCTAGCCAAATAGTACCTGCTACTGCTCCACTAGGTGTAGAACTGCCTGAGTGTGTTGAATTGATTGCTGATAGTGCGTTGTTTATATCGCTTCTAGTTGCAGGGAAGCCCTGATTGGCGATATTCATATCGTGTTGTGCCATAACTTACTTTTAATGTCCTTTCGCTATATAGTCAAATGTTTTACTAATTGCAGTGCCACCTGAATTTTTAAATGTTATATCATAGCCTGATACTGATTTGTTAGTTATTTCATAAAAATCACCTGTTGCCAATCCTTGTGCTGAAACACCAATAGCAGGAGTAGAAATAAACACAGGTGAGAATGTAATAGATTTAGTTCCTGCACCTGATGATACATCATTTTCAGAAACCAATCTTTCTTGCATATCTGCATCTACGGATAGTGCTGATACCACAGGAGTTGCGGAGTTATCTAAACTCTGCATTATTAATCTAAATTTAAAATATCTAGCTGAGTAATCACCCACATTGAAATTTCTAAATGATGTATAGGAAGAATTATCATTAGATGTAGCAATCTCTAAATGACTAGAGGCGTTCACAGATGCGTCACCATCAAAGTTAGATGCTTGGTCATCAAATAGTCCTGCTACGTTATCAAATAATCTATCTCTATCATCTGTGGTTTGAGTAATATTTCCAGTTAGTCTAGTTGTTTGCGTACTGCCTAAATCTATAATATTAGCAAATTCATAAGTTCCACTAGATGGAACATTGTCATTAGTTGTACCACCATCAAAGTTTCTTGCAGTTATATCGTCAAAATTATCTGAGGTATTATCATCAAAGTTTTCTAAACTATCTAATTCAAGGTTATTATCTACCGCAACTACATTTGTTTTAGTTCCTGTAAAGTTTGGGTTTTCTGTAGCAGTATTAGCATTAGTAAAGTTTCCAATCGCAGTAATATTAGTTGTGATGATTGCTTCATTAGATGAGAAGTTGCCTAGTTTATCTACTGCCTTAATTAAATAGCTACCTGTTCTGGCAGGTACAGTGACTGAGGTTGCAGGTCTTGATACTCTGTTAATTAAAGTAAAACTATTTTGCCATTCTGGATTGACTGTTTCTGTAGTGAAGTTAATAACATAATAATTAAGGTCGGCATCTGGGATACTCTCCCAAGATAGATGTGCATCTGTTCCTACGATATTGATTGCGAAGTCTTGCACATCACTCGGTGGATCAATCTCACCCACAATATCTCTCGTAGCAGTGACGTTTGTACTTTCAACAGCTAATGAATTTATAGCCTTAACTCTTACTGTGTAATTATCACCTGAGATAACATTCAATACTCTATGAAATAAATCTACTGTGCCTCTACTATGTACAATAAAATTACTATCAGCAGTTCTTTTATATTCTACTTGGTATTCTCTAACAAATTGGTCTGGTGATGCACCGATAGTTATATTCATGGCAACAATAACTGTTCCGTCATTGTAAGATATTAGTTCATCAGCAAGGGTGACTGAAGATGGGGGTTGTACTGTGAAAGGATCAGGGAATGAGGTATCACCAATAACTGGGAAGGCTGATGATCTAGCATCAAAATCATACCATGATTGTTGATGTTCTTGTAAAGATAAGCTGGCTGTAAAATCAGAATTTAATGACATCGCACTTATTCTAAAAGGTTTGTTTACCATACCGAGAACTGTACTTGATAGATTAACAATATCTCCAATCGCTAAATCCAGAGCTTGATAATTAGCTTTTAAAGATAGTTTCAAATTATTTCTTGATCGATTAAGAATAATTTTACCAAACTGTAAAGCCTGATAGGGATTATTAATAGTGTCTAAGGTAACATTAGCTTCTTGCAAGAAACCACCATCAGCAGTTTTTAATGTTTGATGATCTGCATCTGTCTCAGGATAGACAACTGTATCGGCTTGATAATTTTTATCAGGATTAATATAATTAATAACAACTCTATTAAACTTTTCATTTTTTCGTTCACTCTCTAATTTAATTCCACCAATAATATTATCCTCGTTTAAAGAGAAGGTTGCTGTTCCTGTGCTTTCAATTAAGAGTTTAAATTTTCCTTGAACATAAGGAAGTAGTCCTCGCATTCCTTTTAAAAACACTTTGACGTTTTCTAGTATTTTTTTATTGGTGTTAATGACTGCATGACATTCAAATAATTTACCAGTCGTTGATCCATAATAAGTGACTGTGCTGTCAGCCACAGTAGATGCAGTATAAAAACTTGATATATCCAAATCTGTTGTAGCAATACCTTTTCCATATCTTTCATTTCTTAAAAAATCTAATAAACACCAAACAGGATTTGTAGAATAAACTCCAGTTGTTTCACTTCCCCCAATATCAAAAGTAGAAACTTTACGACCTTGTATTTTTATTTTGATGTTAGGTATGCCTGTATATTTGTCTGCATCCCATTCAAAACGAAATGCAATATAACATAGTCCACTTAATGGTCTGTTTTCACTAGACCAACTAGTAAGATTATTTAAAAGGGATGACTCTGATTGTCCATCAGTACCATAAAAAGGTTGTATCTGGATTGTTGTACCATATCTACTATCATTAGAAGTAATGGTTGTACCATCGGCAAAACCACCAGAGAAAGTCACAGGACTATCATTAACTTGAATTTCTGTAATGGCATTGATTTCACCCTCACTTATGACAAAAGCCATATATAGGTAGGTATTGTCAGTCCCACTCGTTTCAATAAAACAGCGAGTACCACCAACTAATCGTTCACCATAAATTACAGGTATCTGGGCATTGTTTGATTGTTTATTAAGCTGAGTACCCCTAATCTCTTCAACTTCAGGTGTATCAGGTATCTCAGGTATATCAATAAACCATGAAACAACCTTCTGAGCAACATCTTGTATAAAATCTACTACCTGCCCCATTTATTTGTAATCCTCATCACTTTCGTTATATCTTCATTAATTCTAATCCAAGCCACTTGTTTATCATATTGCATATCTGAACCAAAATGTTTCTTAGCCCACTTAATCATATCTCTTAAATTTTTTCTACAAAGTAAATGTACAAAACAAAGATTATCGCCACAATTCCAATTTCCATAATCAATAATTCCATGCCTTGTAAATTTTGTTTTTGTCATATCGTTTAAATATGCCCAATTTAAAAATCCTGTTATTTCCTGATCTCTAAATATCTTATATTGATGATGATAGAAGCTCGGTTGAATTTGGTTCTTAATTACCTGAGTTGGAATATCTTGATATTTCTTAAATGATTGAAAAAAATCAACAACTTCATCAATCAATTACTTCTTCCCCATAAAATATCTTGCACTGTTAAACCAGCAAATTCCATTCCTCGATCGTTAGGAAAAAATCTTTGTTGGCTTCCCTCATTTGTTTTACGACCTGCGACTCGACTAAAATCAGAGAAATGAGAAGTGCAAATTAAATCGATGGTTGCCTTGTCAGTATTTATTCTGAAACTTTCAATATAACCTTTATCAAATTGATAAGTGTCAATTAACGCATCTGAACCATTTAATAATCCTATGTCAATCGTGACTTCATCATTTGACACATTGTTATTTAATAAGATAGATGTAAATGCACTTTCAACAGCAGAAAGTCTAACAGTGAAATTAGCTACATCTAATTCTGCGTTTTCTGATTTAGCTGTAATATTTAATAAATGCCCTGATGCAGAATAAGTATTAGAGTTATGTGTTATATCTTTGTAATGATTTGTTAATCGTTGAGGTGTTGGAAATAATATTTCTACTAATAGAATAGGTTTAATATTATTAGTGGATAGTTCTGTTAAAAGATCAGATGATAAACCTCTAGCCATTACAGAGCCTCTATGAAATCAACTTCGTATCTATAAAAATTGTCTAGTGCTACATTAAATTGTTGAACATCATTTATTAGTCTTACTGTAAATTGAACATTGTCATAAGTCACACTAGAGTCATTAGATAATGCTTCTCGTAATGGTGGCTCAATAGTCAAAGTTGCTTCATTTGATCCATCAGCAGTGACATCAGCCACAATCATATATACCTTATCATGCGAGAACTTAATAAGATCGCCAGCCAATAAATTACCAGTCATTCCATCCACAGTAATTGTTGTGTCTCCAGCAGTATGAGAACCATTTACTAAAACAGTACCAGAGACAGTTCCTTTAGCATTTTTTAAATCTGGCAATGTTATTTGAAATGTTTCTTTTTGTGATCGTTGTTTCATAATAAAAGCTAGTACAGGTGCGAAATCTGTTCTGCTCATTGGTGGATAACTAGCTGAAAATTTAAATCGTTGTCCATCAACTTGAACGCTAAACATTTTTCCAGAGTCAGTAGTAGATGTAATAGTTTTTTGCTCACTACTAAAACTCATTGATCTAAATTCTGGAGTTGTTGGATATGTACCGCTCATTAAACTAAAGCCTCTCTACCTTGTGAATTAAGTGCATCGTTAATAACATTAATAATCGTTGATCGTCTTTTAATCAAGAGATCATCAAAACCTTCTGTATCATTAGCCATAATTGTTATATTCACATTATTGGTAGTGCCTAATTTATCATTAGGAATAATTGTTCCATCTTGATCAGGTACAAATAATTCAGCACCTCGTTCTCCTACCATGTAAGCCTTACCATAACCAGTAGATCCACCCATTGGTC